CAAAGACAACGGCATCATCGCCGGGCACGGGCGCGTGATGGCTGCGCAGAAATTGGAGCTGAAGGACGTCCCCTGCATTCGGCTCGGCCATCTTACCGATACGCAACGCCGCGCCTACATTCTTGCAGACAATCGGCTCTCGGAGATCGGTGGTGGTTGGGATGAGGAAATGATGGCGCTTGAGCTTGGCGACTTGCGCGAACTTGATTTTGATCTCAACTTGATCGGGCTTGATGCCGACAAGATCGAAGCGATCTTAAATCCGTTGGAACCTGACTTCGCGCCCGGCACCGAAGACGATCAAGGGAAGCTTGATGAGAAGTCGCCGATTGAATGCCCGCATTGTCACATGCACTTCACTCCATGAGGCCAGTTCTAAAGATTGACTGGGCAACGCATGAATCAGCGAAGTATGCCGTGGAGAATTGGCATTATTCTAAGACTCTCCCTGTCGGTAAAATGGCGAAGATTGGCGCATGGGAAGATGGCAAGTTTATCGGGACAGTGATTTTTGCATGGGGAATGAACAAAGACCTTGGCTCGCCATATGGCTTAAAACTCGGAGAATGTGCCGAGCTTGTGCGAGTTGCGCTTACAAAGCACCAATCAGAAGTTTCCAAGATTCTTGCTATTGCCACAAGATTTCTAAAAAAGCAATCACCAGGCTTGCGTTTGTTGGTATCTTTTGCTGACCCATCAGAAGGTCACCACGGCGGCATATACCAAGCAAATGGTTGGCAATATGCAGGAACAAGCCCGCCATCAGTCGAATGGATTCTGAACGGCAAGAGGTTAAATCGCCGAGCCTACACAGGGCAGCAATTTGGAGGAGGCAAGGCATCAGTTGCAGGCATTCCAAAAGGAGCGATCAAGCGAAAGGTGCAAGGCAAGCACCGCTACCTGATGCCGCTTGACAACGAGATGCGGAAGCGTATTCTCCCTTTGTCTAAACCTTATCCCAAACGCGCCGGAAGTGAAACTACGGACACGGCAGGCCTCCAGCCTGCAGAGGGCGGCTCGATACCGACCCCGGCGCTCCACTCTCAAGCGGCATGAAAAAGAAACCCGCCGCACCCGAACCCGCATCCGATCTTCAAGGCAAGATCCGCGAAGCTGAGTTCAAGAACATCCTGCAAAAGCTGAAGGACGGCAAGACGCTAACGGCGCGAGAGTCAAAGATCGCGGCAGAGTTTGCGGCAAAGCGAGACGGCAAGGGGCTGACGCAGACCGAGCTTGCGGCGATGTGGGGGATGACGCAGCCCAACATCCACAAGATGGTCAAGCAGGGGATGCCGATGGACAGCATCGAAGCGGCGACGGCGTGGAGGAAACAATTTCTTGAAGAGCGCACGCCTGCCAGCTACAACGAAGCACGCACCCGCAAGGCGCTGCTTGAATGTGACAAGTTGGATATGCAGCTCGCTATCCTTCGCGGCGACTACGAAGAGAAGGCAAAGATGCGCGAGTCCGGCATCCGCATCGGCGCAATCTTCAGCGCCAAACTCGCCGCACTCGTCAACGACGCCAGCGGCGCGCTGGCCGGCTTGGGCGAAGCAGAGTTGCGAAAGAAGTTGCACGAAAGGACGCAGCAGATATTGGCGGAGATTAAGCAGGAGATTGAGAAGGTATGAACCCATTTGAAGCACCGCCAGCAACCGACTTCACCTTTCTCTCTCTTGGCGCGGGGGTGCAAAGCAGCACGATCGCATTGATGGCAGCACATGGCGAAATCACGCCGATGCCGAATGCCGCGATCTTTGCCGACACACAGGCTGAACCTGCCAGCGTTTACAAGTGGCTCGATTGGCTTGAACCCAAGTTGCCGTTTCCAGTGCATCGCGTCACCCGTGGAGACATGACGGCCGAATCCCTGATAATCAAACAGCGCAAAGACGGGACGGGATGCTGGAGCAAGAACCTTGTTCCCGCCTTTATAGAAAATGCCGACGGATCGCGTGGCTTAATGGGAAGGCAATGCACTTACAATTATAAAGTGGAGCAGCTTGAGAAGGCATCTCGCCGTTTGGCTGGGATCAAGCGCGGGCAAAAACAAATTACCGCCACGCAATGGATCGGCATATCTTGGGATGAAATCCAAAGGGTCAAGCCCGCAAGGATGCCTTGGGTGCAACATCGATGGCCGCTTATTGAATTGCGCATGGGTCGCCGGGATTGCTTGAAATGGATGGAGCGGCACGGCTACCCAAAGCCGCCGCGTTCAGCCTGCGTTTACTGCCCATTTCATTCTGACGACGAATGGCGAAAGTTGCGCGACGAAGAGCCAGAAGAATTTGCGCGGGCAGTTCAATTTGAAAAAGACTTGCAAACGACAAAGGCGAAAACAGACAGAAGGCGCGGGGTTCCATTTTTGCATCCAAGCTGCGTCCCGCTAGATCAAGTCGATCTTTCCACCGACATCGAGCGCGGGCAACTCGCGCTCTGGCTTGACGAGCAATCCTTTGGCAACGAATGCGAAGGGATGTGCGGAGTATGAATCCACTTGCCACAGGTATTTGCGAAGGAATCAAACTCGCCTACGACGGGACGGTTCTCGACTGGGCTGAAGCACACGTCAAATTTCCGAACTCAGATCGGGCATCGCGCTTTGATCGCACGGTGGCGCCGTGGATGAATGATGTATTGCTTGCGGTAACGGACGACGAAGCAACGCAGGTATTTTTGCGCGCCAGCACCGGAGCTGGCAAGACCACGATGATGGAGACGCTCGCGTGTTTTATCGTTGCGCAGAAGCCTGGGCCAACGCTCTTCGTGGGCCAAACCGATGATATGGTTAAGGACTGGACAGAATCGCGCCTACTCCCGATATTTCGAGACTGCGAGCCGGTTCGAGCGTTGTTCCCGGAAGACCGACACGCTCTTAGAAAGACGACGATCTTTTTCCCGCACATGGTTCTTTTTGCAGGCGGCGCGAACATGACAAACCTGCAAGAGAAATCGATGCGCTATTGCATCGGCGATGAAGTGTGGCGCTGGAAGGATGGGATGATTAAGGAACTCAAAGCCCGACATCACGACAGATGGAACCGCAAGACGTTTTTGTGCTCGCAGGGCGGCAGCAGCACGGACGAGATGGAGCACGAGTGGGACAGCGGGACTCGAGAAGTTTGGGGCTGGATGTGCCCGCAGTGCAGCACCTGGCAGCGATACACTTTTGACGCGATCAAATTCGAGCAACCTAAGAACGCCGCAGGCGAAATGCTCTGGGATCAGGTGCAGGACTCGGTATTTATGGAGTGCGAGCACTGCAAGGCGCAGTATCGCGACACCGCTGCGACTCGTCGCAACCTTTCAAACACTGCAACCTTTCGCTCACTCAACCCGAACCCGGTGCGGGGGCATCGCTCATTCGAAGTTCCGGCCTACGCGGTGTGGTGGATCCCGTGGTTCTCGATTGTTAAAGAGTGGATCGAAGCCAACGACGCGAAGAGCAACGGCAACTTGGAGCCATTGAAACAATTTATTCAAAAACGGAAAGCACAGACTTGGCAGGAGGAGATCATCTCCGACTTGCCGGAGATAACGGCAGGCGACTACGCGAAAAGCGAATTTATTGACGGCCAGAAGATCGACGGTGAGCACCGGCGCTTTCTCTGCGTTGATAAACAGAGAGACCACTTTTGGTATGTTATCCGTGCCTTCCGAATGGACGGGAGCTCGATGCTGCTGGCTGAAGGAAAAATCTTGACTTGGGAAACTATCGAGTCCCTTGCGCTGCAATACAACATCCCGAACCGGGCGGTTGTTATCGACGCGGGCTACGACACGCCGCTCGTCTACGAACGCTGCGCACGCAACGGCTGGACGGCATCGCACGGATCGGGGCAGGATGGGTTTTCACATACGGAGTCGAACGGGCGCAGAGTGAAAAAGTTTGTCTCGAAAATAGAAACAGCGGTAGCCGGGAGCGATAATTTGCGGGCGTTTTATTTCTTTCACAGCAACGAAAAAATAAAAGACAAGTTGGCGGCGATGCGGCAACCGGATGCCGTGCCGAAATGGGAGACGCCACGGGATGCGAGTAACGACTACCGAGCGCAGATGGTGGCCGAGATGAAGAAAGACATCGTGAACTCAAAAACCAAACAGGTAGAGACTCGGTGGGTGCGTATCGGCGGCAGGCCAAACCATCTTTTCGACTGCGAATGCATCGCCTTGGCGTCGGCAATGTTGGCGGGCGTCTTGCCTATCGGCTCGGAGATCTAGTGTTTAAGCGGCTCCGCGGGCCTGTAAAAATAATTAAAAATAATTGTTTACAAGAAACGAAAGGTGTGAGAAATTAAAAACATCAAAGGGAAGGACTCCCCGAGACAGAAACAAAAAACCAAAATAAAAAAATGAAACTCATCAAAATCACAGACCCCACCGACAAAAACTCAAAAATGATCTTCTCAGTTGTTAGCGGTAAACTCTCACCACTCGGAATCGTTCATTGCTTCTCCGCTACAGAATGGAAAGCCTTTGATGTTGCTGGAAACTTTATTAACTGGTTCGAGTCTGAAAAACAAGCCACAGCAGCCCTCGCCTAACTCTCCACCCGGCGCGGGTTCGATCCCCGCGCCAAACCAAAAAGAAAAAATAAAAATATGAAATCAGCAATCTACGAAGTAACCGGGTGCATGGGATCACAGAAATTTCGCGAAAAGGAAGAATACGACACGATGCGTGAAGCAAAAGCGGAAGCGAAGAGGCTCAATAATGATCGCGCAGGCAATCAAGGGAAGTCTTTACGCGAATTTATGGACGACCTAAATGACGAGGGTAAGTTCTTTGCAGGGAAAGCAGGGAACGATGGAGCGCCGCTTCAACGATGAAAAAACCCACCACTCACGGCGGCGCGCGCAAAGGAGCCGGTAGAAAACTCGGCTCAGGCAAGGGACGGACCGTTATCTCCAAAACTATCGCAATGACGGCGGAGAGCTGGGACAAACTCGACGCGGTGCGGGGCAAAATATCACGCGGTAAATTTATTGGTGCATTGATTTGACACAACCACCCAAACAATGGCACTTTCAAAAACCTTCTTCGGCCTTCCGCTCGCCACCCTGCAGGGATTGCAAGCAAAA